CCTCATACAGCTTAGACTTTTCAGAATCCTTGAACGCTGCACGACCACGCTCGATCGTGCGCTCACGCTTAGTGCGGTAGTCAAGGTACTTGCGAATCAGCTCATCGCTCCATCCCTTAGAGCGATAGTTGGCTACAAAAGCACTCTCAGATGATGTGTACCAAAACATAGACTCTCCTTAACCTAAAACCACAATACGAGACTGATATGGTGACTTACCCTTGTCTTCGTTGTAGCGAGTCATTCCATCAGAGAATGCTGTTCCGAGAATAGGAGTCTTGAAGAACTCACCAAACTCTGCAGGCTCATCACCAAATACCTTGTCCGTTGTCCTAACGGTAAGGAGGTTACGCTCCGTATCGATGTCAGTGATGCGGCCTTCCATATAGCAAGAGTCTGTTGATGGAAAGTCGAATGCGCGAATAAGTGTTCCAATCTTCATATGTGTTCTCCTCATTTGATGTAACCATTATCCCACATTATGAGAAAAAGAAAACAATTATTTTCGCGATTTGTCGAATTCATTTCCACAACAATATCAATACGTTAGCGTCTAAACATCCCAACGGTAGAACAAGTGATCATCGATCGCTGTTGTGTGAGTGAGGGTCTTACGCCACTTTGGAAACACTTGCTTTGTGTGATAATGCGTTGATCCTTCTGTAACATCGAAAGATGCGTTCCACAAGAGTACAGCATCACTTGCTATACGTAGAGCATCTTTCCATGCTACAGTATCTCTTGGCTCATCTGATAATCCATCACAAAACCAACTAAACTGACATTTATGACGGATGGGAAATCCATTCTTGTAGGTGTGTGCTTGTTCAACAACTTCACATATCGACATTGGATATCTCTTATCAACGACTCGGTTAAGAACAACCTGAGCGACAGCAATCTTTCCTACGTGAGATTGATTGCGTGCTTCAAAGTAAACATTCTTAGCAAGACATTCCATCTGATAAACGTCCAGTGTGATTGTTGCAGCCTTGACTGATGGGGCTACTAGCATAATAAGAAGTGATAGAAATCTAACCATCAAAATCCATCTCCTCTGCTGGTGCGGATACTTCACGACCAAACCTATTCTTTCTCGTTTTGACCTTGAACCGCGCAAACTTAAAACCATCAGGCGGTGGTGGTATACACTTGTCAATAGAAGAAGCAGGACGTGTAGATGTATATAGTATCTCCGCGTTCTTGTATTTCTTGAGAGTCTTCTTCTCAGCAATCGTGGGATGCAGATTCATCCAACGTAGACGATGCTCAGCAGGATCGCCTGGTATCTTGTAATACACCTCTGAGATGTAATCATTATCACTCATCACCTTTCTCCATACCGTTGAACACCCAACAACTCCAAATCCATTGAGCTAGTTTACTATCTCCGCCCGCTCTTGACAACATCTCGTCCCAGCGATCTGCTGGGACTTTGACTATAGGGATCTCATCGATCAGCTTCTGCTTTTTCTTCATGCAACCCTCACTACAAGAAGAGCCAGCTCTTCTTCAATGCCAATGATGAGAACATCTTCATTGAGATCATCTAAGCAGAAGAACTCTTCATCGATGATATCATCATCCTCACAACTATCGTAATCACCAAAGACACACGTACTAACATACTCAGCGTGACTCTCAACAGCGTTGTAATCGTTCTCGTTGTTGATCATGTGTACAGCTTCAACCTCACCACGAGATCCAACAACAACCTCATAGTAACCAGAACCTTTCTCAAACTCTTCAACGAAGTCGCCGAGCTCATCTGAATTGATTCCAAACTCACGATTCAACAACTCAAGCACATCAGCCTTCGGTAGTGCATTCAATACAATCTTCTTCATTATACAATCTCCAATTCTTTTTCAATATCTAACATCAATTTTACATCATCACGATACCAGCTGACAACCTTCGAGAACTCACTCTCGAGCAGCATGAAGGTGTGAGGTTCGTACTTGAGAACCTCGCCGTCATCAAACTCAACAACCATCATTGGTGTCATCATAATTAAGCCCTCGCCAAAACTTCAGTTGCATCGAACACTGAAAAGAAACGTGGCTTCTTCTCATTCTCTTCCTCGTCCTTAGTGAACATGACGAGCTTAGCACAAGCCTTCAGACCTTTCAGCTTCGAACCAGGAATGCCAAGATCACGAACAGCCTGCTTGAAAGTCAATACAGCGTCAACACCAGCAGCAGACAAGATCTCAGCATTCTTACCAGTATACTCACGCTTTGTTACATAATTCATCATAACTTGTTCTCCTTCATTTGATGTAGCCATTATCCTACATTTGAAGAAAAAGAAAACAGTTTTTTTCAGAAAAACAAAAGATAATAGGCTGAAGGATATCAGCTAGTTAGAAGTGTTTTGCAAAATAGATCTGATCGTCAGATAGACAATCACAGTAGCCCTTCCATGCAGGACTATCTGGCAGAGGACGCTCTGAACTCGATACAGAGATCGATACGAGCATGAGGAAAAGTAGAATCTGTTTCATTATATTATTTAGTTATAAAAAACAGATTCTACTATATTATTTTATTATAATGTTATTTCAAAGATCTTTTGAAGAAAGTACAGGAAGTGCTTGTATGCGAACAGCCATTTCCATACGTTCTGTAGCAGGCATAGGAATCATACCAGCATCAGTAAGGGCACCATCTTCGTCCCAATGCTTCATCCACTCTTTCATGTATTCAGCAATGCCTGGTACAACACCAATATGGCTATGCTTAACGTAGAAATAAAGAGCACGAGATGCTTTATACTTACCCTCAGCAATTGCTTCAAATGTTGGTGTTACACCTGACAATGCAGCACCTTGAAGTGTATCGGAGTTCTGATCAAGATATGAGAATCCAAAGATACCAAATGCATCTGGATCTTCTTGTAGCTTCTGTACGATCAGATTGTCTTGCTCACCAGCCTCAACATAAGCACCATCAGTTCGCATTGCACGACACTTCTTTGCTTTGTAGCCAATTGCCTTGACATCAGCATCCTTCTTACAGTATGCCTTCTCGTTGACGATCTCTACAAATGATGCACGTGTACCAGATGTAGTAGGTGGTCCGTAGACACGAATAGCAAGATCTGGAAGTTCTGGATTGACGTCCTTCCATGTCTTGTATGGGTTGTCAACCATCTCACCATTAACTGGTACTTTGGCTGTCAATGCCTTACCAAGATCAGCAAGTGAGATTTGTAGCTGTGGCGCTTGCTTAGAGTTAGCAAGAACAATACCATCATAACCAACTTTGATCTCTGTCAGTGTCACTCCATTCTTCTGACAGTATTCTAATTCTTTTACTTTCATCCGTGATGATGCATTTCCTATATCGATAAATTGCATACCGGTACCATCACATACACCTTTCTTACCGACAGATGATCCGCCAGATTCTACGACAGGTGTTTTTTGGCCAGGATCTCGGCCGAGGCGTTCAGCTACGATTGTAGCAAAGGGAAGGACAGTTGATGATCCAGCGATCGAAACATAATCGCGTGCTTGTGCTGTGAGTGTGAATATTGCTAGTAATACAACAAGTAGTTTCTTCATTTCCATTACCTTTATGGGTTATACAAAAAAACAGCCTTGTGAGCTGCTACAAGTATATACCATCTCAATTATTAACATTTGATTAACATTATATTAACATTTTATTAAGATTTACGTCCGATGTTATACTTTGGTACGAGATTCCACTCATTCTTCTCTTTGAAGGGAATGATCTTGATCTGTGAGAGTGGCGTGAGAGGTTCTGTTGTCTTTGCCTTATCGACAATCTCTACAAGACCCCAGTCAGCCAGGAGGTTGGTGATTGTGTTGCGTCTGCCCTCATCGCTTTGATCAAAGTTGGATGGCTTACCATCCAAGAGAAACAATTCCTTGAAGTGAACAATATAGTAGTTACCTTGTTTGTGTAGGATGTGACATGACTGGAACAGTGTGTTGTCTTTGCGACTTGCTACACCGATCCTTGTTAGTGTCTCTCTTACTTTGAGGAAATCATCATCTGTTTTCAATCTCACCTGAACCATTTGATCAACTACCATCTACTCCACCTTTGCTCAACTTCTCTTTTATTTTTTGTAATTGTTCAGAGCTGAGCAATGAGGCAGCCATTAAGGCATGTTCATCGTTATATTGGAAGTATTCTTGGACCGCTTCCACATCATCGCTACTAACTCGTTTCACCCATTTACCAAAGCGCTTTTTGGGTCTTACACTATTTAGTAGATATTGATATTGGAGCTTGTTGTCAATATGAGACTTGATGTTCATGTCATTAGCGTACATGATCGTATCAGGGAACATAGAGAGGCCACGGTTGATCAGGAATGGTTTGTATCCCTGCTCAGCGAGCTCATCATTCTCTGTTCCTGTCATCATATCTTTCTTTGTATAGTTGATAGAGTTCAGGTACTCAAACGGATCACTCATTGCCACTCACACGCCATCATGATTTCTGTTAAACAGGCTACTAGGTTGATCTCTTGATCTGCAGCAAATGCATGTTTGTATTGGTAGTCAGCGAGAATCAATACAAGCTGAGGAATGCTTTGAGGCTTCATTCTCTCACTTGCTTGATCGTAGAACCTACGGAACACAGCTGTCGGTTCGTTATCAATATTCTCACCGACCCACTTACGTACATTAGTAAAGCTCTTGTCCTTCATATGCTTGACGAGACTACCAAAGTTCTCATCGCTCATGTTGACAAGGATACCTGTATCGATAGATCCAGTTGCACTGTACCGCTGTAGTTCGTTCAACACACGACGACTATCAGGGAAGTGCTTCTTAATCACCTCAGCAAGTGTCTTCTGATCGTAAGGGATATTCTCTTGATCGAGGATTGTCTTACAACGAGCAAAGAACTCTGCTGCCATCTGAGCACGACTTGTCTTAGGTATCTTGAAGTCGATAACACTACAACGAGAGTGTAGTGGATCAATGATCCTGTTCTTGAAGTTACATGTAAGAACGAATCCACAGTTCTTCGAGAACTCCTCCATGAAGTTACGAAGAGCTGGTTGAGTCGACTGTGGATTAAGATAGTCTGCCTCATCAAGTATCACGTATTTACGTCCACCTGTAAAAGATACTGATGAGGCAAACTGTTGGATGTCATTACGCAACGTGTCAATGTTTCCCTTCAGACTACCGTTGATAATGATATAATCGCACTCTAGCTGGTCCAGCATCGCACGTGCGATCGTTGTTTTTCCTACACCTGGTCCTCCTGCGAGGATCAGGTTCGGAATCTCTTGTTGGTTTACAAACTGTTGGAACGTCTTCTTGAGATCCTCAGGTAGGATCGTCTCTTGTACTGTCTTCGGGCGGTACTTCTCCACCCATAGAAAGTCCTTCATTCACATCTCCATCATATAATTTGATTGACCATGACCCATCGTCATTATCAATCCATTCAAGTTCGTCGCCTTCTTTCCACCCCAT